ATCGGCTCTTCTCGCCTATATATATCCATGACAGGCTTTTCAAGTGGAGAATATCCCATTGATTTTACATATATATACGGCTCTAACTCATCCCTAAAGATGATTGTATTATTTGGAGCAATAGGATAATTGATCGCAATTTCCTTTCCCCTGATACTCATAAAACTAACTTGTGGCTGCTGATTTTGGTTATAGAATGGATAACTCATGACTATATCTCCTTATAATAATAGAATGTGGGTATCTCCCTTGAAGAATCCCAAGCATCATAGATGTTTCCGTCCATAATCGTTACAGTATGGCTTCCAGTGCAAAGAACATATACTCCATACGGATTGTCCTCTGCAAAATCAGCCACCGTGTAACAATCTGGACAGGTGTCAGGAACTATGCCTTTCCTAAATCCCAACTTCTTTAGATAGGATGCCCATACAGCATTTGAATTCGGCAAATCTGCCATCTCTAAACCTTCCATGCACAAATCCATGTAGGCTCTTTCCCACGTGGTTTCTGTTGCAATAGCAATAGCTCTAATAACACAATCACCGACTTTTTTATCTATTGGGTTGGGATTCGTATATATAAACATAGACTTTCACCTCTATGTATATATTATTAGATATAATTAGAAGTTAGAATTGCATAAAAGTATCAATTTCGTGTCATTTTGGGCAATAAAAAAAGGAGTGCAACCGAAGTTACACTCCCAAATGTCTGTAAACATCATCAGATAGTTTATACACTATTCTTTTCACTTGTATTTCGGATAGATCATGCTTTTCTCCAAGCTTTTCAAACGTCAAACCATTTACAAGACGATCCAACAAAACAGCTCTGTCTCTCTCCGAATGTATGTATTCATCAATAGCGTTTTTAATGTCGCTATTCTTAATATCAGACAAATCTTTCATCGTTTCCTCAACCAATCAAAAAAGCTCACTAACAAAATTGTAGGTATAGTATAAATGAGTCCGATTATAGCCATAAATGCTAATTCAATTAAAAACAAACAAAGAAACTCCATAATCAACCTCAATTGTATTTTTCAAGCATTGCCCATGTCTTGACTCCAACTTTACCGTCTACAACAAGACCGTGTTCATTCTGGAACTTCTTAACGGCTGTTTCTGTCTGCTTGCCATACTTACCATCAACACCATAAGAGCCAATATCGTAGCCATTGTTACGAAGAATAGTCTGACACAATACAACGTCAGAACCAACCATAAACGGCAAAACAAATTTCAAGACTCTGCGTTTCTGAATGTGAAGCGGAACTTGTTCGGATTCTCCTGCATCATACTTTGTCAAATCATATCGGCTGATGATAGATAATACAGTATTAACTTCCGTTGATGATGTCATGTAACCGCAATGCTTTATCTGTTCCATTTGCTCTGAATAAGGAACTCCTGCAAGAACTTTTGCATAAGCTTGAGAATTAAGAAGCTCGTAATAATTGAAAACACATTGTTCCATGCTTTCAAATGATCGGAAGTTGTCACGAATAGCCGTATGCTCTCCAACTTTGTATTCTTCTTTTGTCTTTGCGTTGAAAAAATCTCCGTTCCAATACTTCAACGCTGTTTTACCGCTTCCGACTTTGTGTCCAAGAAATGCGTTGTGCTTTCTCATGATCTTGCTCGTTCCGTATGCTGACTCAACGCAAGCCATAGCGATACAGATAGACGGATAAACTTTGCCAAGCTCCTTGTATGCCTTTTGAGCACATGGAGCGATTTCTGCTATGAATGATTTTTGATCTTGTGAACTTGCCATTTTTCACCATCTTTCCATGTTATTTAAAACAAAAGCTATTAAACAAAACCCCATAATACAAATCATTTTTATTCCTTCATATCATCCAGTCTCTGCTCTACGACTGCAACTTTGCTCTCAAGCTTGTATGTGCGCTCAATGACGGAGTTGTGTTTTTCAACACGCTTTGTCAACTCTTCCAACTTATACTCGATTAAATTGACTGTCTTGCGATTTTGAATAGCTGACACAACAATCGCAGCTCCGGCTGATATTAATGGAGCACCAAGAACGGATAAAACATCATTCATCGTCTGCTCCCTTCTCAACGGCTTTTCCGTCAACGTAGGCTTCAACTCCTGCATAGATTGCTGCTGAAATAACTGTCAAAACGCTACCGATAACAGCAAGCGTCTGATTGCCCTGAATAATACCTGTGATGCCTGTTCCAAGTGATGCAAGAACTGCTGCAACTGTCAGCCAGAACTTGCGAGAAGCTAATTTCTGTCTCATGCTCTTTCCCCTTTCAATTTAAACAGCTTGATTAAACCGCACATAACAATTTCGCCACCGAAGAAGCCGAAAAATCCTGTTGTCAAATCGGAGTCAAGCGGTTTTTCAAGCCATAAAAAGACAAGGCATATCGTGGTGTAAATGATAAGCATTGCGATGCTAAACACGACATACCTTGTCAAGCTTCTTGTGACGCTCCTTTTGCGTGGAGTTGTCATGACTTTTTGATTTCCTCAAAGCAACCGTCAACAACCTTGTTGTGTTCGTCATAAAGACCTACAACACCGCTTGTTGTTTCTGCATCAGCATAAAGCAATCTGCACTGATTGAAATAAGCTGACTTTGCTCCTGCAAGATTGTCATTCCATGTTGAAACTACTGTCACGTTGCCAAGAATGTTCTGAATAACATTTAACTTTGCCATTGTTTTTCTCCTTTGCATTATAAGATTGATATTGTGATTTCTGTCTGTTCTGATAAAGCGTCAAAAGTAAGCGTCAGCCTGTCAGAAATTCTGTCAAGTGCATATTCCTTCAAGCCGAATACTGTCACGTTGCCTTCTGGCACGTTGTAGAAAGTCTTTTCCGTTTCGCCATAGTATCCGATTTGTGTTTCGGTATATGGTGTAATTGCTTTAATATTGTTGCTGTTGTCATCGGTCTTTGCCGTATTAACAACTTGATTTTTCTGTGCTTGAATGAAACTTTCGCTCAAATTAGCATATAGTTCTTCAAGTTTTTCAACTCTTTGTTCTAGTGTCATTTGATTTCACCTCTTAATGTATAAAGTCCATACTGTTCTCCTTATTCGTACCACAAAGCGTGCAAAGTAGAATTTCTTCCTGCTGTCACATAAAATGTTACGTTGTATTCTCCGCTAGTACTTGCGTCTAAAGTCACTAAAGTTATCGAATTAGAATCCAGGTAATTATAGCTTATAAGATTATTAATATCTTTGGCTGTCGCTATTGCTTCAACAGCATAAACACTTGAACTAATTGTCACGCCTGTTGCTATTGCTTTAACAGAACTTAAATTCACTTTCGATGTTGTTCCAACTCCTTTTAATTGGCTTGAACTTGTTGCCATCGATATATTTGAAGTATTATATGTAGGAGCAACCATTGAATATGTCTGCACACTCCAACCATTTGCACTAGTACAATTCTGAAGATTATCTGACACATACCCCCACCAATAAAGCGTCTTAACGGCATCGGGCATAAGGTAAATATCTGTTGTGCTTGTAGTAATTGTAAATGTCTTCGAATAATCCTGTGATAAATTATTTGGATTCTTTGCAACGCTCGATGTGAATGTTATTGAACTTCCACTCGGTTCAATCGTAATCGTGACTTGCTTGCTAGTCTCGCCACTCGCAAATGTTATCGTCTGCGTTGCTCCATCTATGTCAGTATAGGAAATAGTGTCTTCTTTTGCGGAATAAATCGTCACGGTCTGTTGAACTGTCGCAATCAATTCTGCACTTGTCGGAATATTGACTCCTGTTGAAACTGTATGTCCACCGACAACACCACTTATTGTCCAATCTCCGCCATTTGGAATCTCAAAAACAACTTCGTATGGTGAAGCACTCGGACAAGTCTGCGTCAATGTCGTAACTCCGTCTGTTGCCGTGATAGTTGTTCCGGCAAAAGCCGCATCACAAGTAACGGTCAATTCATATCCGCCCCCAGAACTTCCGCCACCGATTAAACAATGAAAATATGCCATTTTCTTTCTCCTTATCTGATAACAAGCTTAACGCTAACATTTGATGATTGTGCTTCAAACGTCAACACCGCTTGTCCTGTCGTAACTGTGATATCTGTCGGAGTCAATCCGTACTTATCAGCATAAACGTCATACATTGCATTTGTCGTTATAGCTGCGTTTGAGAATGTCAACGATGTGCTTCCGGCTGACAATGTTGCTGTCAGGATTGTTGGAGCATCTTCTTTTGTTTCGACCGCTGATGCTACCGTTGCTATCTCTGTGTTTGTCTTATTACTACTCCAAACAGTGCTTCCAGACGTTGTTGAATCATTAATCAGCGTCATGTTCTGCCATTCGCTGTCCAATGTGTTATATCTCAATACTTGTCCATTGCTCGGAGTGTCGATTTCGACATCAGACAAATCGTCAAGCGATGAAGCTCCGCCACCACCTGTTCCGTTCTCCCATTTTTCTGTTGTAGAATTCCATTTTAAAACCTGTCCGTTCAGAACATCTTCAACATCAACGTCTGACATATTCCGCAACGCTGTCGGATCTGTTAAGTCTGAATAATACTTTGCATTGTTGTGATAATACGGACTTGTTGACGGTACATCCTGTCCTCTTTGCTGACCTACCGCAAAGCCTTCTGCAATCAATGCATCCTCTGTTGCTCGTTCGACTAACACCGAAACAGGATTGTCATATGTGTGAGCACCTTCAGGATCATATCCGGCTGGATTCTCAACAACTTCAAATCTTGCAGAACAAGTTGAGATTCTACTTTCCGAATCCGTAAATGTAACATCCATTACAACTCGTCCGGCAACAGATATTTCATTTCCAACGAATGTGTATTCATAATAGCCATTATTTGCGATCATCGTTGACAGAACAGAATTTCCATCTGCTCTCTTGAATGCAATCTCTGGAGTCGCACTCGGATCGAAAGCGTCAACACCATTGTTCACAACTTTTGCAACAATCTTTGAAAGTCCGCTGTCACCCTGTTTCAATCTCCATCCTGTTTCTACGCATCCATCGTCTGTTAAATCCAATACAACTGTATAAATAGCATCTGCCATGTCTTCACCTCTTAATTGATATTACCCATAATCACATATGTTCCGTTGACCTTCTGCATCAGGACAGGTTTTGCTGTGCTGATAGTTGCACTAGACATTTTCATGTATGTTTTTTCTGTCGCTGATTCTTCGCCATAAAACTGAACTTTATATTTGCCAGAAACAACTTGTTTTATAGTTGCCATACGCACTTGCGGAGTGTTGTCTTCTGTGCTCTTTTTTATTGTCTTTAACAACTCATTACTTTTTAAACTCATAGAACAACCACCTTTTCACAAACATGATGCATTTGACCGCCGGAAGTAAGATCCATATCCCATGCAACTTCTATGTATTTTCCAGATATGTCATAATTCGGAATATCAACCCACAAACACTCTTGATAGCCGTGACCTGGCATATTCAATGTGCTGAATTCAATTCTCTCCGTTGCTTGCATTGCTTCATTGGCAACTCTTGTCGTATAAGAATTCAAAGCGTCTTGATTCGCTATATCGTCAACTGCTTTTGAATCAACAATTGTTCTGCCCCTATTAACTGTCGAATATGGATTGTCAGGACTATCATTTACAAACGTGCTTATTAAGTAAGCAGCTTCAGGATTTTCTGTGTATCGAATCCACTTGTTCGGGATGTCAAACTTATCTGACGCAAGTGTTATTCCGTCAAGAATAATGCTCTGTTCATTAGCAAGATACGAAAAATCAATCTGTCTTGTTAATGAACTAATATGCGGAGCACCTATTGCAACTCCGTTCTCATCAAAGTGAAGCGGATCATAATTGATGCCACGCAACAGATCATTGACAATCTTCAGTTTCGACTCTCCAATTTCCCATTCTTGCGGAAATGATTTTAATTCAATAGAAGTTTCAATGTCTGCTCTGACATACAACGCACCGACTATTGCTGAAATTGCCGATGTGTATAATTGATCCGTGTTGATAAATGTTCTGGAAACGCTCTTGTCATCAAGCGCAATTTTGGCAAGATCATAGCCGGAAATATCAATCATGTTGATATCATTGTTTGATTCCGCTGAAGGATAAATGATAAACTTTCCAAGTGCCCATCGTGCTTCTTTTCCGTTCGGCATCATCAAACACATCCACGGAGTGATTCGCCTGTCTATCGTGTCCATGTTGAGCAAATCAGACTTCTTAACTCTTCCTGTCAATGTCCTCATAACATCTGTGGTTGAATCAAATGAAATCTGACCGTTCTGAACCTCAAGATATCCCAAATCATTGTCGCTTGAATCTGCAATTGTATATTCAAATCTAACTTGTCGAGTAGAAGAAAAGAGAGCAGACAAAAGCTGCTCCCTTGTATATCCTTGAATATCAATATTCATTATTTTTCACCATCTATTCTTGTCATGTTAAAGTTTATCATGCGACCACCATCAATATATTGTCCTGCATCTGAAAACTCCATGTAACAAGGCATATATTCTTCATTTCCTTGTAACAATACATGACTTGAAGCAAGTTTCATGTTTCTTAATTTCTTGAAATCAACATCAGAAACATGACCGCTAAAACTCCTTGTTGATGTTACCCATTCGCCAAGTTCTGCAACAGGATATTTTCTGCCGATACATTGAACAAGCACATCAGATTTGTTTTCTGATATTGCATAATTCGGAACAGCTTCATCTGTTTTCCAAACGTGGATAAACTTTGAGTAATCATCAGCATCTCTGACAACTTCACCATCTGCAAGAACAACTCCGTCAATCCATTCTCCGTCTGCGTAACCTTGCACGTAGTTTCTGATTGTGTATTGATGATAATCATTCAAGCCGATGAGATAATCAACAAATGATCCGTTGTATTCACCCAGAACAACTGGAGTTGAATTTTCATCTTTCCTTCTTACAACAAGAAGTTTTCCTGTTGTTACCATGTCGGAGCAACTAACCGAAACACCAAAATCTGTTCTTGCTGACACGATTATTCCTTCAGGTGCATCCGGCTTTGTTGGCTGAAGATCTACAAAAGCAGATCCCCAAGCTGTCATAAGTCCATAAGAATTAACGTATCTTAACTCAATAGAATATCCGCCATCCTCTAGCAGAATCGGAACTGTGAAACTTTGCTCGCTACCGATCATCATGCCAGACTTATAAACAACTCCTGAAGCATTGCTGATTATCATCTCCCATGATATCTGATCTGTTGAATCCCATGAAATTGTCGGATAACTGTTTTGTGTTACACTTGTTATCTCTGGAGCGTCAGATTGTCCAACAAGATTGAATGTCGCTGTCGCTTCGCCTGTTGTGCCATAGTTTGAATTAACAAGTATATCAACAGTACATTCACCGATTGATAATTCAGCAAGATCCTCTGTGTCAAACGTCACCTGTGAATCTGTGCTTCCTGTTATACCTGTCTCAATGCTATCTCCGTTTTTATCTGTAATCGTTACAACATTTGATGTTTGATAAAATAAGTCTTCTCTTCTATTAGCACTATTTGACAAATCCCAATCAACAATCAAATCACGCTCTTTGCTTGCGTACACATTAACTGGATAAATAGGAGAAATTATCAGATCAACTGGTTGAGCATTAAATTCACAATATGAATTCTCAACATTGTTAAACGTATATAATGTACTTATTTTGCGATATTGTTTCCAAACATCTGAATCCCACGTTTGCTCTGTGTTAGTAAATCCCCAATAAGTTGACATTATAGCGTCAAGATATTCTGATTCACTTGTTTGCATTATAGTGAAATCATATTCTTCAAGCCAAAATGGATAATTCAATATAACACCGGGAGTCAAATGAGTTGTCATTGGCTGATTGTTACTCGGATAAAATGTGTAATCAGTATAAGTTGTTCCATCATCCTCAACGCTATAACGTGTATCAGCACTTTGCGGATATATATCCATGTAATATCTTCTAGTGCTTGTAACAACATTGAATTTTGGTTCTGCATAACCTCTATACGTATATTTATACGCATCAGCTGGTATTTCATAATACAAATCAAACCAATAATGCTTTGAATTATAATCTATATTGTTATAATGAGATTGTTTAGCATATCCGGCAACAAGGTTTCCAGAATAAACTATCCTGTCACTTGCTCCGCTTTCATGTTGTACCGCATGATGAAAAGGAAATCTAATTGTTGGCATTATAATTCACCTCAAACACTCGCAGACATTCCAAGACCTTGAACCGCATCAACAACATCCCTGACAGACTTCAACTTTGTGATGTCTAAATTCATGCTGATATTGTATGTCGTATTATTCGCAATCTGTCTGCTATCTCTATTGTTATAAACTCTCGATCCGGCAGGAAGATCCACAAGCTCTGGACCGTTCTCACCAACCCATGTCATTCCACCACGTGACACACCACCTGTTGCCTTGTGATCTGCTCCGCCACGTGCATGACCACCACCACCATGCAGAATGTTCGACATATTCTGACTCTGTGCGTTGATTCTTGCCTGTTCTTCTCGCCATTCTCTGTATAGTTCTATAATCTCTTTAATCGAATATGCTAACAATGCAAGAGCTGCAATAATACCCATTATCAACAGCAAGTGCGGATCCATCATCATATTAGCCATGCCAAATGCAGCACCGATATTCCGAACTGCATTGATAACGCTTCCGATCGTGACAATTAACAACGCTATAACAGCAACCATTGATGTGACCGCTGCAACCGTTGCAAGAACAGGAGCCGGAATCTGTGAAATAGCGTTCGCCAATACTGTAACAATAGGAGCAAGTTCTGCACCGATTTTCATCTTTGCTGCATCAAGTGAATGTGTTAATTTATCCCATGCATCTTTTGCCTGTGAAGCCGCTGCAACCTCTTCATTAGATAGAATCATTCCAAGTGACTTTGCTTCGTTTGCGTACTCTTGCAAACCTTTTGAGCCAGCGTTTATCATGCCTGTCAATTCTGTCGCAGACTTACCAAACACTTGCATTGCCATTTGGTCTTGCTCTGTTTCGTTTCCGATCTTCTTCAAAGCATCTATTGTCTCCATGTAGACATCTTCTGCTTTTCTCATGTGTCCTGAAGAATCCTCAACAGCAACACCAAGACGCTGAAAGACTTCGGGAGAATTCGCCATGTTCTGCTCTAGCTTCTTAAAAGCATTTGTCATTGTGGTGAAATCTGTATCAATCAGCTCTGATGCATAATCCCACGCTTGAAGAGTCTCAACAGATACTCCTGTTTGTGCGGACAATGTCT